ACACTAACATACAAAGATAACGAAGCATTACCAGAAACGATTGTAAACGATATAGAAGCTGCAAGAGATAAAGCAAAGACAAGTACTTACTGGAGCAACTGGTGGAAAGTATATGGTCTTGGACAAATAGGAAGTTTAGACGGTGTATGTATTCCAGATTGGAAAGAGATTAAACAACTACCAACAGAAGCAAGGTTATTATGTTACGGAATGGACTTTGGTTATACAAACGACCCAACAACATTAATTGGTTTATACAAATACAATAACACTTATATTTTAGATGAGGTTATACATCAGACTAAATTACTAAACGTAGATATATCAAACATACTTAAACAACTTAATATAGATGATATAATATATGCAGATTCAGCAGAGCCAAAATCAATTGCAGAATTAAGAACATATAGACATAAAGTAATGCCAGTTAAAAAAGGTAAAGATTCAATTGTGTATGGTATCAACTTAATAAATCAAAATGATATCTATGTAACCTCAACAAGTAAAAACCTAATTAAAGAATTACAAAGTTATAGTTGGATGAAAGACAGAGAAGGTAACACAATTAATAAACCAATTGATGCTTTTAACCATTGTATTGATGCAGCACGTTATGCAATTACATCACAGTTAAGTAGTCCAAACAAAGGTAAATACAATATAAGATAATGAGTAATGAGGAAATGATTTCTACTATTCAATGCTTTATACACCACAAAACAAATAAGCAAATAAGAATATTGAAACCAAAAACACCAAGCCAGTTTTTATTACTTACAAGTCTATATGAAAAATGTATAGGCTTTTTTATAAAACATTAAGATAATAGTATTATATATATATGAAGATTGAAATAAACGTACCAACATCATTAAGTGAAGTTACATTAGGACAATATCAAAAGTTCTTAAAGATAGCAGAAGATAATCCAGAAGGTAATTTCTTAAATGCTAAAATGATAGAAATATTTTGTGGAATACCTTTAAGTGATAGCTACAAATTAAAGATGAGTAGTGTTACTGCTATTATAGATATACTTAATGAGTTGTTAAGTCAAACACCAAAAAGAGTAGAGCAGTTTACAATGAATGGTGTTCAGTATGGATTCATACCAGACTTGGACGAAATGAGTTTAGGAGAATATGTAGACTTGGATGGTAACGCATCTGATTGGAACAATATGCACGTTGCAATGAATGTATTATACAGAAAAATAAAAATAAAGAAATCTGGTAAATATAATATAGTTGATTACAATGTAGAGAATCCAGAGAAGATGAAAGATATGCCTTTAGATGCAGCAATTGGTTCTTTGTTTTTTTTTTACAATTTAGGAATGGAACTGTCGAAGCATACGATACTCTCTTCCAGCAATCAAGCGGAGATGGAGGCTTATCAAGAGCAGCTAATTTCGGAAACAAATGGGGATGGTATCAGTCAATTTATGGTCTCGCTAACGGAGATATTACAAGATTTGAAGATATCACTAAATTAAATATTCATCAATGCTTTACAATGTTATCATTTATGAAAGAGAAAGCAGAGCTGGAAGCAAAACAAATAAAAAGTAAATTCTAATGAAGGGTTTTTATCAAGTAACGGAAACAATAAAGAATCAATTATTATCAGATGTAAACGTTAATAATGTAACAACTGGAGATATAACAAAGATTGATTTAAGTAAACAAACAATGTTTCCTTTATCACACATAATAGTAAATAATGTAAATAACGAAGATAATGTATTACGTTTCAGTTTATCTGTTTTGTCTATGGATATTGTTGATGTTTCGAAAGAAGCAACAGTAGATATTTTTAGAGGTAATGATAATGAGCAAGACATATTAAATACTCAATTAGCAGTACTTAATAAATTAGCACAAGTATTAAGAGGAGGTACATTACACCAAGATTTATATCAGTTAGATGGCACACCAAATTTAGAGCCTTTCTATGATAGGTTTGAAAATGAATTAGCTGGATGGGCAATGACATTTGATGTTCTTGTAAATAACGATATTAATATATGTTAAAGAATGTACAACAAGAGCTGAATAGATTTGCAAAGTATGTTATACAACAATCAAGAACGAATCTAACAAAGGGAGGTAAACCCTTTGGCTCTTACAATGATACTAAAAAACTTTACAATAGTTTAGACTATGACATAAATGTAAGTGCAAATAGTTTTTCTTTAAGTTTCTTAATGGAAGATTATGGTATATTTAAAGATAAAGGTGTAAAGGGAAAAGACCCAAGTAAAGTATCTCCTAATGCAAAAATAAAAGGACAACAAGCACCTAATAGTCCATATCGTTTTGGTAGTGGCTCATCTTCTGGAAAATGGGGTGATTTTGTTGGTGGAATAGAGAAGTGGGCAAAGAGAAAAAATGTAAGGTTTAGAGATGAAAAGGGAAGATTTAAAAAAGGCAATTATAAGTCTTTAGCTTATGTTATAGCAAATAATATTTATAACAGAGGTATCAAACCAAGTTTGTTTTTTACAAAGCCATTTCAAAAAGCATTTACTAATTTAGACAAAGACATAATAAAAGCATATCAATTAGATGTTGAAGAACTACTAAAATTTACAACAAATGGCAATAATTAATACAAGAACTCCTCACTTTGTAGGATTATCAGATGTAAATATAGCTTATGCTACATTAGACATTGAAGTATATTCTGGGAATAAAAATACTGGTTATAGTGGAACACCTCAATATTCTTTAAGAAAACAATTGATAGCTGGAAATGCTAAAATATATTTTGAAGTATCTGAATTAATTAGAGATTATTTAGATATAAAGTTTTCTGGATTTTATTTTGATTCTGACCAATTACACACTTGTAAGTGGGTGCGAATGACAAAGACATCTTTTGATTCAAATGGTGGTCAATTAACACAAGCAACATCAACTGATTTAGTAATAGATGGTTATTCTTATTTTGAAGAAGGTAGTTTTTATTCTTATACTGGAAAGAATCTTTTAATGAGTAACAGAGAAGTGTTTGCATTAGATGATAATATTTATAGAATACCTCTTTATATCGGAGAAGAAGTTAATATTGCTTTTTTAAGAGATGGAGAAATTGTTGGTACTTATACCAACGCTGGTGGCTCTGTATTAACCACAGAACAAATAGCACATATTAGTATAAACGGAATAAGTGCATACGATTCGTTTAAATCAAGAATTGTAAAATTAGGTGGAGAATTTGAAAACAATAAATGTATATCACAATATCTAAATACTTTAAGTATTGGAAAAGTAGATACTATACATATTGGGAATACTGATGGAACACTTGATATTATAAATGTAAAAACTATTGATGAATGTAGATACGAGCCAAAGAAAATAACCTTTGTAAACAAGTTCGGTGTATTGCAAGATATGTATTTCTTTAAAAAGATGGTTGAAAAAATGACTAGCAAAAGAGAAAGCTATAAATCAAATATATTAAATCTTCAACAAGGAGAATCTTATAATGTTTACGAACATACAAAAAGAGATTTTAATATTACTGCAAACGAATCAATGACGTTAAGTAGTGGTTTTTTAAGTGAATCTTACAATGAGGTATTTAAACAATTGATGTTATCTGAAAAAGTATGGATAACAAATACAACAGATACAGAAGAACAAGTATTGCCAATTAATATAAAGACAAGTGATATTACATATAAGACTAGCCTAAATGATAAGTTAGTTGAATACACAATTGAGTTTGATAATTCTTACAATGTTTTAAATGACATAAGATAAATGCAAAAAATACAACTATACATAGAAGGTCAAAGAGTAGATTTATTTGAAGATGAAAGTGTTGTATTAACGCAATCTATTCAAAACGTAAAAGACATCAGTAAAATATTTACTGAATTTACAAGAACGTTTGCAATACCAGCATCAAAAACAAATAATAAAATATTTAAACACTATTATGATTTTAGTATTGGAGAAGGGTATGATGCAAGAATTAAAAAACAATCAACATTAGAATTAAACAATCTTTCTTTTAAAGAGGGATTGATAAAGTTAAATGGTGTTAAGTTAAAGAATAACGTACCTCACACATACAATATTACTTTTTTTGGAAACACTATAAATCTAAAAGACGTTCTTGCTGATAGTGAGTTATCATCTTTACAAAAATTAAATGACTATAATCAAATTTATAATTTTAGCAATGTTACAAGTGCAATGCAAGTTGCTGCAGAAAATGGTAATATTATAACACCTTTAATCACACATACAAACAGATTAATTTACGATAGTTCTAGCCACGTTAATTTTCCTCCTAATCCAGATTTAGGAATAAGAAATATATCACATCACGGAAGTGGTACACATAATCAGAATGGTGTTGAATGGAATCAGTTTAAGTATGCGATAAAAGTACAAGCTATAATTGATGCTATACAATCAGAATCTTTTGTTGGTGGTCAAACATTAACTTTTTCTGATGACTTTTTTAATGATGATACAAATGACGAATTTGATAATTTGTTTTTGTGGTTGCATAGAAAGAAAGGACACGTAGATGCACCAGCACAAGTATTACAAAACTTTACACAAGTAACAGAATTAGGAACAACTGTTTGTGTGCCAACTACTAATTGTCAGCCATCAACATCAAATGTTTTAAATGGTGTTTTAGCATTGACTGCTCAATCTCCTTATAGTATATCTTTTTTAAATTTAAATGTAACACCTCCAAATACATCAGATGCATATACAATTAGAGTTATCAGAGATGGTTCAACAATAGTAGGAGAAACAACTGGTACTGGAGCAAAACAATTAATAATAGTACCTTTTAATAATAGTACATACACAGTACAAATTGCATCATCAACAAATATGACGTTTGCAGCTGGTAGTATTCAATGGACTGTATCTTGGACACTAGGAGGTTTAGGTTTTGGGCAAAATGGACAAATGGTTTATTCAAATTCATCTTCATTTGCTACAACTGCATTTACTGAATTTAATATTCAAGAGCAGATGCCTAAAATGACTATTATAGATTTTTTAACTGGTCTTTTTAAAATGTTTAATTTAACTG